AATCCTCAAACGCAAATGCTTGCAAATCGTCAAAAGGCAATGCTTGTAAACACTTTTGAAGAGATGAATTTGGAGGAAGAAATTGAAAAAATGATTGATTCAATTGTCGAAACAGGCGAAAGCACTCTTTTTGTGGGTTGGCAAACAAAAACAAAAACCGTAAGACGTCCACAAACAATAGAAGAACAACTTGTTAACCCAACCGAAACTGGCTTTGTTGTTGAAGAAAAAGTCGTTTACGATAATGCAAAAGTCAAATTTTTAAAACCTGAAGATTTTGTTTTTGACAAGAATAACTGCGACAATTGGGATAATTGCGCAAAAGTTTACAGAACCTATTCGACAATCCACGACATCGTTTCAGACAGAGCAAACAATTTGCTTACAGACGAAAAGATTGAAAATTTAAAAATGCTAATCAACAACAAAAAATCTAAAAACGCATCTGCAGACAAAGCTGTAGACGACAACAAGTGTGAAATTTTAGAATATTGGGGAGATATAGAGCTTGATACAGGTGAAATTCTTAAAAACCAATTAATCGTTATTGCAGGCAGAAAAGAGGTTATCAGAATGGAAGCAAATCCATTTGTAATCAACCCTTTTGTATATGCAAACATTATCAAAAATCCTGAAACTGAGCGTGGAATTTCACCTCTTAAAGTTGCAATCATTTTGAACAACATTTCTTCAACTATCTTGAACAAACAACTAGATGCACTTTCATTAATGATGAATCCGCCATATTTAGCGCCAAAAGGTTGCTTCAAAGGTGAACAAGTCGTTCGCCCCGGAAAAATTATTGAATACGATTCAGCCCTAATGCCACAAGCACCAACACCATTGAACTTTGATAACGCATTACATGGTTGGGATTTTTTAAATTATTTTAAAAACACAACCGAAAGCGCAACAGGTATTTTCAAAAATATGGCTGGAAATTTGCAAAACGAAGCTCGTACCGCAACAGAATTGACTTACACCGTGACAGGTCAAACTGCGCGTTTGAATATGATGTTAGATTCAATCAACAGAAAATTAATTGTGCCAATGATTGAAAAAACAGCAGAAATCATTGCAAACTTCAAGTTTGGCAAGGAATTAATTTGCATAAACGAACATGGTATTCAAAAATTTATGGAGATAGATGACACAGTAAGAAGTGCAAATTACATTTATCGTTACGGTGACAGAAAGGCAACACTAGAGCGAAAAACACGTTCAAAAGAATTGTTTGATGTAGTAAAATCCTTCGCCGAAGTTCCAACCGTAAACGAGCAAATTAATTGGATTGAATGTTTCAAATTTGCACTAGAACAATACGGAATAGAAAACGCAAGTCACTTTTTGATTGGGGAAGAAGGATAGCACGGGTTCAGACTATAAGACTTTAAGACGATAAGTCCATTTATTATAAAATTGACTTTTTAATCATAGTTCGACTTAACGACTTAAACGCTTATTGGCTTATTGACTTTACAAAAGGAAATTATGGAAAAACGAGAAATTACATACAATTTATTAAAGGCGCAGAGGGAGTTTTTAGAAATTCCACACGATTACAACATCGATGTAGCCTGCTATCAAGGTGGTTACGGTAGCGGAAAAACCTTCTGCGGTTCATTACTTGGAATTTTATTATGTTTAAAGTTTGCGGGAATTCGTGGGCTTGTGGGTGCTAAAACCTACACACTTGTACGCGATACGACACTCAAAACATATTTTGAGCATTTAGACAATATGGGTTTTATTGAGGGTAAAGACTATGAATGGTCTGCAAGTTTGCAACAGTTAAAGTTCAAAAACAAGTCAGAAATCCTATTCAGGCATTTTGACGACCCAAATAGCTTAAAATCCTTAAATTTAGGGTTTATCGAGATTGAAGAAATGTCAGATATTCCGTACGATACTTTCAAAATGCTTTTAGCGCGCATGCGTCAGAAGGTTAAGCCAACTTGGAAGGATTTTACGTACAGAATTTTTGGACATACAAACCCTGAAATGGAACGAGGTTGGGTTTACAAAACCTTTCACGAGAAGGCAATGCCAAATTACAGGCTAATTATTGCGCCTACAACAGAAAATATTTATCTTCCGAAAGGTTTTTGTGAAGAATTAAAAAAGCTCTATGACGAAGACTATTACAGAATTTGCGTACTTGCTGAAAACGGTCATTACAATTCAGGTTTAGTAATCAAAGATTTTACAGACAAAAATGTTATCGACATAAAATATCAGCCTGAACTTGATTTATACCTAACCTGTGACTTCAACGTTGATCCAATGTGTTGGGAGCTTGCACACAAAACTGAGGACAAAGTTTTCTTTTTTGACGAAATTGCAATGGAGAACACAACCACCTCAAAGGCTTGCGATGAGGTTTTTAGGCGATATCCAAATCACAAAGGGAAACTTATCATAAACGGTGATGCATCAGGTGACAACCGAAGTTGTACAAGTGAATACACAAATTATGTAATTATGAAAAAGAAATTTTTAAACTACGGATTTGATGTAGACATTAGGTTAAAACCGTTTAATCCGCCAATTAAAAACCGCATAATGGCGTTCAACAGCAAGGTTCACAGGGCAGACGGCAAAATAGGTTTATTCATAAGTCCAAAATGCGAAAAACTATTATATAACATCTACAACCTAAAGTACAAAGAAGGTTCTTCGCGGATTGATTTGCCAACTTACCAACAAATTAAGCAGTCAAAGGAAAAGAAATTCCTTATGCACCCACTAGATGCCGCATCGTATCTTGTGGATTACTATTGGCCAATAAGGTTGTAAGAAAGACGATAAGGCTATAAGAGTTAAGTATATACATTAGCGCTTAACAATAAAAGAGATTCTGAAACAAGTTCAGAATGACATAATATTGAAAACTTAACTCCAATGTCACCCTGAATTGCGGATTTTCGGTAGGGCAAAAGCCCGTGAGTTGGAGTGGGACGTCACTCCCACGACAACCCGAATAATCCAAGAATATTTCAGGGTCTCTGAAAAATAATAAAAATGTAATATCTATAAAAACCTTGAAAGGAAAAGCATGCATAATATTCTTCAATATTCCCCCGTAATCATCGTTGTTGTCATGTACTTGATACAACAGAAAATAGTTGTTACACCAGAACAATTAGAGAAAAAACATAGGGAAATTTTAGATGACGTAGAAAACAAGTTTGCAACACTTAATTCTGTGAAGGATTTAAAGGAGCAAATGGGCGATATGAAAGAGAAAATAGACAGAATTTATGAATGTATTATTGCGGTAAAATAGTCAATTTTTGAAATATTTTTAATTTTCAAATTATACTTTTGCCTGACGAAATTAAAACTATACATTCGGAGTATTTCAAAATACCCCGAAATGGCTTACTATATCAGTGTAAAAGAGAACTAAAAATTATCCCGTTTAAATAAGAAGAGTTGAGTTTCAACTCTTTTTTCTTTATGAATATCTGTCCAAAATAAGTAAAATAAGGCGCGAAGTGCGAATGCACTTCGCGCCTTATTGGCATGCAAAAATTATTTTGTTAAGAATTTTTCATATTTTTAAAAATTTAGGCAATTTTAAATCTTCACCTAATTTACATGCGGTGTAACTACCCTTGTGGGTATTTATGTATTTTGTGTATAAAAATTTAGTAAGGAAATTTTAGATACAAATGAATTATTTAACACCAACCGGAATAGTTCCAACTTATTCAAATCTGCAAAATCAAAATCAAGGTGTACAAACCGCAACCTCGCCTATTGCGCAGCCACAAAACTTTATAAGCAAAGACGATGTTACTTCTTGGACAAACACAAAAAAAGAACAATTCGATATTGAAAAACAAGAAGCCAACCACTTTTTTGTCGCTTTAAGAAAAGTCTTTGGAAAAATTCAAGATGCTTATGAACAATCGGACAAAACCTCTCGCAATGAAGCATTAAACAAAACAAAAGAGGTCTTATCTGATAAGTGGAATTACTTCTTTAACAAGGGATATAAAAACGACACTCAAGAAAAAGATTGTTTCTACAACAAAAAATTAAGCAGAAACGCCGCATTAATCAGCCGTGACGTCTATAATGACGAGCAAAAAGAAATTAATGGATACAAACCTGTCAACAAACTTGAAGACCCTGAAACAGGGCTTAGAGTGGTCACATATCAAAAGAAAAACGACATTATCGTAGCTTATTGCGGAACAAATGACGATAAAGACTTCGTTAGTGATGCGCAAATGGCGATGAACGAAGTTCCAGAACAATACGAAAAAGCAAATCAATATTACTTAGATACTGTTGCAAAAAATCCGAACGCAAGTGTCGTATTAACAGGTCACTCATTAGGCGGTTCTTTAGCGCAACTTGTTGCAAGCAGGCATAAAGAAACAAGTGCCGTAACCTTTAACGCATTCGGCATAAAAAGTATCTTAAAAAATCCTGAAACAAAAACAAAAGATTATTTTCAAGATAACAAAAACTCGTTTAACTACATAATTGAAGGCGACCCTGTTTCAAATTCAACACAACATGTAGGGGTTACAACCCACTTGAAGAAAACAGCTATAAATAACCATTCAATCGCTAATTACATAAACCTTTGGGCGTAATTATTTTATATATTGAGACAATTTTCGTTTTATCATGCTTAACTCCTCGCGAGTTAGGTATTTTGCTATGCGCGAAAATTCATACATAACATCTTCGTCCGAATACATACCACATTCGACATTTCTTATCCAATTGTTAACTTCTTTTGTAATCATGTCTGCCTCTTAAATATCTCTTATAAGGTATTATAACACAATCTTAGAGAATATATTTAGAATTGTAAACCTTGAGACTTGATTTTTATTTCTAGTCGTGCTAGTATTCAATACTAATAGGATATTAATTTACTTTTTAAAAGAAGTTAATTGACTTCCGATTGGAATTAAGATATTTAGAAAAAATTCATTTACTCCAAATACTTTTGAATAACCACTACTCAGATTCAATCACAGAGTTCTAGAATATTGAACCTTGTGATTTTTATTTATTTAAGTTTTAACGTAAAAAGGCGCGCGGGCTTCGCCCGCGCGCAGGGGGCTCGCCGCCCCCTGCAACCCCCGCCGGCGAGAGCCGACC